ATGAAAACATTGCAAGAACAACTAACTGAAAAAGGGCTTGCACAGCCTATCAAACAAGCGGAAGTAAAAAACGATACTAGCTTTAGGAAGAAAAGAGAAGAGAAATTAACGGATAGAGAATGGCGCGAATTGATGGGCATGAATCGAGATAGGTATAAGCGTGTAGGTGGAGCTTTCAGAAGAAGATAACGGAGGGGATATTGATGCAATTACAGTTCAACTTACCAGAAATTGATCGAGACAGAACAAAGGAAGCAGTCGAGCAGGCATTGGAAACATACCGTTTATATTCCTTGCAAGTGAGTTTGGACCGCTTACCATCTATTACAGCCTGTTATTCATTTACGCCACCGTCTCCAAGACTTCCGTCATCATCGACAGAACAAGCTGCTATAGCCAATATCGATTACGAGCAAGCTAGACTCAAATATATAAATTGGATAGCGAATGCTGTAAACCGTCTGAGCAAAACAGAACGCATAATTATTTATAAGAGATATTTACAAGACACAGAAATGTTTGATTATCAGATTTATGCAGAATTGAATATGTCTGAAAGAAATTATTATAGGCTGAAAGCTCGTTTGTTTTATAAATTAGCATTTGCACTCAAGATAGAAGTCTTAAAGGAGGCGGTTGGCCGATGAACTTTGTAAACCCTATACGGGATCATGACCGTATCGAAGCCATGAAGAAATTCCTCAAAGACAAGTCAGAGAGAAATTATATTTTATTTATGGTAGGGATTAATAGTGGATTGAGAATTTCCGACATATTGCCTTTACGTGTGAGAGACGTGAATAAGCGTCAATACTTCGTAATCACTGAACAGAAGACAGGTAAGCGAAAACACGTCCAGATGACACCTATGCTTAGACGTGAGCTGAAGAAGTATGTAGATGGCAAAGAAGAAGATGAGTATCTGTTCGCCAGTCGGGAAGGTGTCAATAAACCAATTGGACGTAGCATGGCCTACAAGATGTTAAGAGAGGCTGCAGAATATGTTGGACTTGACGGTATTGGCACACATACATTACGAAAGACATTCGGCTATCATTTTTACCAGAAGTATAAAGACGTTGTGATGCTCATGGAGATCTTCAACCACACAGAAGAAAAGACGACACTTCGATATATAGGCGTCACACAAGATGCATTAGACCAAGCGATGGAAAGGTTTGAAGGATTATGAATGATAAAACGTTTAGAAAGAGGCGTCCGATTGGATGCCTTTTTTATTTGCCTAAAAATAGATGAATTAAGTTGAATGATTATTAGAAGAAGACTTTGCCTATCAATTACCTTTAAATAGTGATTGTATAACTCGAATTAGAGAATATGGATTAGAGCAATAGGGGCAAGGCATATAGCGTTTGCTTGAATTACACACACTCCTGTATGAAGGTAACTGAAAGAGAGAAAATAATTATGGCAGACAACTGGCAGACTTACGGCAGAACATTAGGAAATCAAGGTGTTATTCTTTTAGTGTGAAGTAGTTTGGTTAGCCGCTTCCGACTTGAACCATCCATATTAACCAAAACGCTACGGAAATAGCGGATAACATGTTGTGTTCTTTCTATGCATTTAATGTTGATATAGAGGATTTAAAGAAAGCTAAAATAGCATGGAATCATTGCAAAAATAGGAGAACGCTCAATGTATAAAAAGATTGAGCGCAGTATTTTGATCTTAAAAAGGAATTATTTAACCTGTATTCACTTAAGACAATAATAGAATTTCTATTACTCTTCTTTTTTTAGATTCAAGAAATTACTAATTACCTTTACATATTCATTTTTTGGATATTTCTTATATAAATCGCTGGATAATCGAATCGGGTCGCCAAAAAAGTATCGCTCATACTGGGTTTGTCTTGTTCCAAATGAACTCATCGTTAGATCCCAAGCTAAACGAAATATTTTTACTCGTTCCTCTGCGGTCTTAGTAGCTCCTTGAAGATAAAAATCTAAGTCATTTCTAATAATAGAATGAAATGCTTTCTCGGTTGGTAATGTAATCATTCCACTAGCTCCGATTAGCTGGATAATTTCAGTGAAACGAGGATAGATTTTAGGAAAGATGTTACCAGCAACTTGAAGTGGGAAAATTTCTGGACGCATATATCCCCATTCATCTAACTTTGCGTTATTTTCCGATTTTTCTAATAAGGCTTTCATCGTTTCTAGACCAATGATGATTTCTGACATCTTTTCTTGGATATGGTGATACTTGCTTATATTAATCGTTTCGATAAGTAGCTCAGCAACACCTAAGACGAACTCTGTTTTTACAATTTGTCTTGTCAATACTTGGTGCTTAGTAAAGGGATGGAAAGAGCTTTGAATTGGGAATTCTTCGGCTACTTCTGCATTGTTGTAATAAAATACCCTATTCCAAGGGACTAATACATTGTCAAAGACAACGATAGAATCCATTTCTTCGAACCGCGAGCTTAATGGATAATTAAAAGAAGATTGTCCGCCGCTGAATGTTTCCCTACAAATAAACTTTAATCCTTTTGTGTTAGAAGGGATTGAAAAGGCAAAAGCTTCATCTTCATTAAATAGAAATCTACCTACGCTAAATACTAATACTTCATCTGTTAAACCACCTTGCGTAGCAAGAAGACGTGCACCTTTAATGATGATTCCTTTTTCATTTTTATCAATAACTTTTGCGGCGATTGGCTCATCCGTTTTTTCAATGTAGATATAAGAACGATTCACTTGAGGAGAAATAAAGGTATGTGTAAACGACAGGTCCTTTTCCCTAGCAAATTCATAAAATGCTTGCAAATTTTTCGGAAAACATTTGTCCTTATTATTTAAAAAGGATACTGAAGAGGCAAAGCTCATTAAAACTGTGTTCAAATAATCTGGGCTTCTTCCCATGATACCCCCTGAATACCTAGCCCAATGTTCAATCATCTTTCTTCTTCTTATTAAGTCCTCTTTCGTTTTTGGTTGCAAATAGGAAAGACCAATATGCTCTCCTGATGCTGGAGAAATAAAAGTCATCTCATCTTTTATTTTTGGATCATGTTGCAAATCATAAAGTTCGGCTTTGGTCTGGATAAGACCTTTGAAGACAGGGTGCTCAGATAACAACCCCTCAATTTTTTCACCGTCGTACCAAATTTCATTATTTAGATGATTTAATCGGTTAATGTAATCTTTTCCGTTAATAACCCCCATGTTCCACTCCCCCAATTTTAATTGATATTTAAATACAATTATTCGTTTATAGCTGTTTTAACAAGTTACATAGAATAATTTTATTACTAAAATTATTCTATGTAACTTGAGCATGCTAATATTCTTTCTTTAACTAGCGCAGCATGATAGTTGAACAATAAGGAAATATCGAAAGAATTGGAGTAACTAATTTGATATTACCTCTGAATGTGGTATCAGGATTTTTGAAAGGGAGGGTGCCCTATAGTAATCTTCTTATTTACGTAGAAGAAATTATTAAACAAAATACTTAAAAGATTCTTATTCCATTAAAGGGCGTTATTGTTGAGCAACACAGTTAGAAAATGATCAAACTTTTTTATAAAAACCAAACTTAAAGATGCAAAGAAGAATCCATTTTGACACCAAAAGAAGTTGAGAAGAAGATTGCCCAGATAGACACTAGGAACAAATATGAAAAGAGTATCGAACACATGAATGAGATGCTGCCCTATGTTATTCAAGAGTGGGATGTAAAGGCTAAGTTCTTAAAGAAGAAGCACGATCGATTGATTGCAGAAGGATTCACAGAAGAACAGGCATTGGAGATTGTGAAGACTAGGCCAATATTTGAATAGGGGGTGGGGTCATGGCACGCAAACCTAAGCGTCCGTGCAATCAACCAGGGTGCCGGACACTGACCAGTGAGGGTAGGTGTGAGGAGCATAGGCACTACTACAACCGATACCGGGGGACTACTACCCAACAAGGCTATGGGTACCGATGGCAGCAGGCAAGGAAGGGCTACCTGCAGGACAACCCATTGTGTGTGATATGTAGAGAGCAAGGCATACGTACTGCTGCTAATGTTGTGGACCATATCATTCCACATAGAGGAGACACGGAACTCTTTTGGAACCGTAGGAACTGGCAGCCCTTGTGTTCATCTTGTCACTCACGTAAGACAGCAATGGAAGACGCTGGCTTTGGGAACAGAAGAAAGAATCATTGAACGTTCTTCATCGATCAAGTTGAATGATGAAAGAGCAGATAATATTAATTTTGTTCGTCAAAAGGGTAGGGGGACTTCAATCTCTACAGCTTTTTCATAAGATAAGCGCGCTCCAGCTTCGCGTGCATTTTTTTCGTTTTCTAAATTATTTTCAAAGGTGGTGTAATAATGACCAAAAACAGGAAACCGATTGGATTACATCTCTTGGAAGGTAATAAAAACCGATTAACCAAGGAAGAAATTCAACAGCGTCAAAATCACGAAGAATCCATGAAGGCAGATACGGATAAAGTGATTCCCCCATCCAGATTGACGAAGGTGCAAAAAGAAAAGTTTGTGGAACTGTCCGGCCAACTTATGGAGTTGGGCATCTTTGATAATCTCGATGTGGACACGCTTGCTATGTATATCGAAACGTATGATAACTATATTCGCGTGAATCGTTCAGCAAAAAGTATGACTGCCAAACAGTTAAAAGAGGATTTTAAAGACTACGCCCAACGAATGCGAACAGCTTCACAATTGGCTGCTGTTTGTCGGCAGTTGGCTGGGGACCTCGGTCTGACCATTACATCACGTTTGAAGTTAGTTATTCCAGAGAATGAAAAAAAAGGCGATTCGCCTATGGCTAAATTTTTGAAGAGTCGTGGTAACGATGGCTAGGATTGATAAACAGAAAGCGATGGACGTAGTTGAGTTTATACCAATGCTTAAATTGGTAGATGATTTCTATGGACAACCTTTTATCTTGCAAGATTGGCAATATGAAGTTTTATGGGATGTATACGGAACGGTTAATGAACAGGGATATAGGCAATATCGTTATGCTTATCTTGAAATTCCAAAGAAAAATGGGAAAACAACCCTCATCGGCGCCTTAGGTGTTTACCATTTGGTATGTGATCCACCACAAGGGCAAATTTATTGTTGTGCGGCTGATAAAAAACAAGCCGGCTTAGTATATAAGGCAGCAGTTGCAATGATTGACCAAGACGAAGAACTTGGTAAGATTCTTAAAGTTAAAGAAAGTACTAAAGAAATTTTTAACCTCGAGACTGGAACTATTTTTACAGTTCTATCAGCAGAAGCTTATACCAAGCACGGTATTAACCCAACTGTAGTCATCTTTGATGAATTGCATGCTCAGCCGAACCGTGAATTATGGGATGTTATGACATTTGGTGCAGGAGTGACAAGGAAAGAACCATTATGGTGGGTGATTACTACTGCAGGTGATGATCCTGACCGTAATTCGATTGGTTGGGAAATTCACGATCAGGCTATTAAGCTTCGTGATGGCGAGTTAATCGATCCTACTTGGTACGTAAAGGTATATGGAATTGAGGAAGACGATGATATTTTTGATGAAGAAGTATGGTACCGTGTTAATCCTTCATTAGGTCATGCGATTCCGATTGAGGCATTAAGAAGTGAGGCATTAGCCGCCCGAAATAGTGAAGCGTCCGAAAAGCTATTCCGATGGTTGCGTTTGAATCAGTGGGTATCACTCAAACAACACAGTTGGCAGCCTCTCTCTCTGTGGGATTCCACGAATGGAGATTGGGATTTGTCAGAACTGATTGGTAAACGTTGTTATCCAGGGTTGGATTTGGGGAGCACTACTGATTTAACGGCTGCATGTTATCTATTTCCTCCACAAGACGGAATTGACGACTGGCGTTTTATTTTCGACGCATGGATACCGGATGAAAATATGAAAGAACGAGTGCGGCGTGATAAGGTCCCTTATGACCGTTGGGTAAATCAGAAATTTCTTCACGCTACGCCCGGTGATGTCATGGATTATGAATTTGTGGAAGCGCGGTTATTGTTGGTTAATAAGCAATATGACATTCAAGCGCTTGGTACGGATCCATGGGAGAGTCGAATGCTTACACAAAGGCTGATGAATGAAGGCATTGAAGTAGTGGAGATTGGTCAAAACATGAAGCATATGAGTCCATCCATGAAAATGATTGAGCGACTTATGAAATCCGGCAAGATGACGCATGAAAAGAATCCTCTTGCTCGATGGTGTTGGGGAAATACAGTGATTGCGATTGATGGTAATGAAAACATTAAACCGATGAAAAATAAATCGCATGAACGAATTGATTTAACAGTTGCACTTGTTAATGCAATGGCGACTGCAATGCTGTTTGAAGAAGACATTGAGTCCGTTTATGACAGACGTGGCTTGCTATCAATTTGAGGGAGGTGTAAGTGATGCCAAGTTCTATGAAAGTAAATATTCAGGTTAATGGTTTGGATAAATTGAAAGCTCTAATTGAAGACGCAAGTTCTCAAATTGATGAATTACAAGGGACTCTGGATGCAATAAATTCACTTGAAGTTGAAGTGAAAGCTGAAGTCGCTTCATCGCAAAATCAGTAATGCATTTGGACTTCAGAGGGAGGTGAGAGATTGAAACGTAGAGGAATTATTCAGCGAGCGCGTGATTGGATGACTACCCCGATTGATGAAGCGGTTGAGCAATGGTTTGTAGACCTAATGGGAGGCGGTACATCTTCATCAGGTGCCATTGTCAACGAACGGAACGCAATAACATATTCTTCATTTTGGGCTGCAGTACGTGCCATTACAAAACCGATTGCTTCACTTCCACTACATCTTTACGAGCGGAATGGAGACGGTCGGGAACGTGCTTATAACCATCCGCTTTATTCTTTGCTGCATGAAAAGCCGAATCCACTTATGACAAGCCTGTCATTTCGTGATGCATTGAATACTCATCTTCTCGTGTGGGGAAATGGGTATGCGGAAATAGAATATGGAGCGGACGGAATGCCGAAAGCATTATGGCCATTAACGCCAGATAGAGTGACACCACGGTTTTCAAAGACAGGAGACGTTGAATATTTAGTGACGTTGCCTAAAGGTGGAACAACCATTCTTCCGAAGTGGCGCATGTTTCATTTGGTCGGTCCTGGCTTTGATGGATTGAAAGGTTATTCTGTCGTTCGCATGTTTCGGGAATCAATCGGTATGGGTATGTCCGTTACAGAATATGGTGCAAGGTTTTTTGGAAATGGAGCGAAGCCAGGTGGAGTATTAGAACACCCAGGATCACTAAAAGATAAGAAGCAAATTGATGCATTGCGTGAACAGTGGGATGACATCCACAAGGGACTAAACAATGCTCACCGCATAGCAATTCTTGAAGAAGGAATGCAGTACAAACAAATTGGTATTCCTCCTGAAGATGCACAGTTCTTAGAAACACGCGCTTTCCAACGTCAGGAAATGGCAGCCATTTTCGGTGTGCCTCCTCATAAAATTGGTTCTATGGAAAATGCCACATTTAGTAACATTGAGCATCAGGCACAGGAATTCTACACTGATACGCTGTTATATTGGTTCTCTTTATGGGAACAAACAATTAAATTGCAGATTATCCCTGAATTTATGCATAAGAAATATTACGCCAGTTTCCTTGTGGATGGACTGTTACGTGGAGATATTCAAAGCCGATACAATGCCTATGCAACTGCTAGACAATGGGGTTGGATGAGCATTAATGATATTCGTAATAAGGAGAATATGAATCCTATTGGACCTAAAGGTGATGTGTACCTAACTCCACTGAATATGATTAATGCTGACGATTTAGATTCTGTGGATCCAGTCGAAAAAGTACCCATTTTGTTAGACGATGAAGATGAACGGAGTCTTGAATTTCGTACATTTGAAAAAACAACAAAAGAGCAGCGACAAATACGAGCCGCACAAAACCGTTCAAGACTTGCTAAGCGTTATGAGCAGGTCTTTTCTAATGCAGTAAAACGATATTTAATACAAGAGGCCGCTGATATTCGGGAAGCTGTCACAAAACATTTAGGTACTCGTGATTCAGCAACTTTTGAAGTCTGGTTGGATGAATACTATGACGACAATGAAGCGTTGAAAAAACGTATGAAGCCCGCATTTCTGTCACTAGCTGGAATCGTATACGAAGAAGCCAGTAAGGAAGTGGGTGATAAAAAGGCATTCACCGATGAAGCACGTGCGTTCATGGATAAATACTTAGAGGCTTTTGCTGAACGGTATTCTGGAAGCTCAAAAGGACAACTAGCCAAAATTGTACGTGATTCATTCGATGAGGGATTAGATCCTGTAGTTGAAATCGATGTTCGCTTAACTGAATGGGAAGAACGCCGTCCTGAAAAAGTGGCCATGAATGAAACTGTTCAAATTTGTGGTGCCATTGCTAAAGTTGCTTTTGCTGCATTAGGAATTAGTAAATTGCGATGGATGGCACTTGGTAGTGACAATTGTCCATATTGTCAGGAGCTGAATGGTACGGTTGTGAGTATCGAACAGAATTTCGTGAGCAAAGATCAAAGCCTTGAAAGTGAAGATGGAACAATGAATGTCCGCAAACCTGCTTCACATCCACCGTTACATGGCGGTTGTGTCTGTCAGATTGTGGCTGAATAGAAAGGATGAATAAAATGAAAGTAGGAGACTATATGGATCCGCAAATCGAAAATAATTTTAAATATCATGCCCCAAAAGAAGGGCAACCAGAAAAGTACACTGCAATTCGTGAAAAGGCTAAGGAACTTGCATATTTGATTGATGGAACTTGTCCGAATAGCCGCGAAAAGTCTTTGGCCATTACAAAGATAGAAGAGGCATCAATGTGGGCAAATGCTTCAATTGCACGTAATGAGTAAAAAACGGTAATCGAAAGGTGGTGAGGATTTGAAAATTGAACGTAGAAATTACCCGATCACTGACATGGAAGTCAGAAGCGAGGAAGGCAAACCCACCACTTTACGAGGGTATGCTGCAGTATTTGATCAACTATCTGTACCATTGTACGGATTTAGGGAAAAGATTCAAAAAGGCGCGTTTGCCGAATCTCTATCAAAAAATAATATCAAAGCGTTGTGGAATCATAATTCTGACTTTCCGCTAGGCTCAACGAATGGTAGCACTCTACGTCTTGAAGAAGATGAAAGAGGGCTGCTTTTTGAATTGGATTTGCCGGATAACTCATGGGGACGTGATGCTGGCGTTGCCATTCAGCGAAAAGACGTGGACGGTGTTTCGTTTGGCTTCTCTGTGAAAAAAGACAGCTGGGATAATACCAACCCTGAACAATCGATTCGGACGCTTGTGGACGTGGAGTTGATTGAAATCAGCCCTACACCGTTTCCTGCATATCCATCGACGAATGTCAGCGCACGTTCTGTTACGGAAGCTATTCAAGATGTAGATTTTAAAGAAATCTTGCGTTCTGCAATTAAGGATGTAATGCAAGAAGAACGGCAGGCACCACCGAATGAGCCTACTCCATCATATTCAATTGATATATTGATGAGACGCTTGGAATTGGAAGAAAACTATTAAAATTAATTGGAGGTCATCTATATGACTATTGCAAAAGTACAAGAATTACGTAACAAGCGTGCTGGATTGGTAAAAGAAGCACGTGGGATTTTAGAACGTGAAACAACAGAAAAGCGGTCACTGGCTGCTGACGAACTAGAGCATTACGATAAAATCATGAAAGAAGTGGACAGCTTACGTTCCCAAATTGAACGTGAGGAGCGACTAGCTGGTATCGAGGGAGAATTTAATAAGCGTTCTACAGAACCAATTATTGATGATGAACCTGAAGATCGGTCTGGTCCGCGTGCTACTAAAGAATATCGAAACTCTTTCTGGAATGTATTGAAGGAAGGGCGCAATGCAGATCCACGTGAATTGCGTGACTTGTTCAAAGCTGAAGATACGAAAGGTGGATATCTGGCACCTGAAGAATTCGAGACTACTTTGTTACGTGAGTTAACCAAAGTGTCTGTCATGAGACAGTTGGCAACAGTTGTCCAATCTTCCACAGATCGCCGTATTCCAATGGTGGTGGATCGTCCTGAATTTGGCTATATCGCGGAAAAGGGAACATATGGGAAAACAAGCATGTCCTTTGATGTGCAACATTTAGGAGCTTACAAAGCTGGTGGAATTTTACTTGTTTCCGAAGAGCTTTTACAAGATGCTTATTTTAATCTTGAAGGTGAAATTCGTACTCAGTTTGTAGAAGCTCAATCCGAATTAGAAGAGCAGAGTTTCCTAACTGGTGACGGTGTAGAAAAGCCGCGGGGTCTGTTGCTTGATGCTCAGGTAGGCACAGAAGCTACCACAGATGGCGTAACGGCGGACAACCTTATTGACCTATTCTACTCAGTGAAGCGCCCTTACCGTCAACGCGGAACGTTCCTGATGGGCGATTCTTCAATCAAAGCAATTCGAAAAATGAAACGAACAGGTGATAACGACTACCTATGGCAGCCGGGGTTACAAGCAGGAGAACCGGATCGTATTCTCGGACGCCCAGTGACTACTTCTGATTTCATGCCAGAGATTGGAGCGGGTACAAAATCGGTTGCATTCGGAGACATCGGTCGTTACCGCATCATGGATCGTCTTGGAATCGCAATCCAACGTCTAGATGAGTTGTATGCAGAGACTGGCCAAGTTGGATTCCGTGCAACGTTCCGTCATGATGGTAAATTGCTTGTACCAGAAGCAGTTAAAACAATTACACATGCAGGCGAGTGAGAGGGTGTCGATGACTACTCTATTTATTAGGAGGTGTGAACGTGAAGGTGAGACTTTTACAATCGATTTCATCCCCCACCTATAGTTATGCCGTAGGACAAGTTGTGGAGACTAGCAAAGATCGAGGTAATCAATTCGTGAAACACGGAATTGCAGAGGTGGTCGAAACAGCAAAAGCTAAACCTGTCAAAGAAACAGCTACTAAAAAATCTGCATCCAAAAAGGCAAAAAAGGGTGATGACGATGCTGACAACGATTGATGAATTGAAAAGACAGCTGTTCATTCCTGTGGAAGACAATGATGAAGACCACCAATTGGAACGCATCATTCGTTCCGTGTCTGAAGCAATTGAAACATATTGTCGCAGGGCTTTCTCCAGTGAATATACTTTGCCTGGTGAAGAACCTTCTGAAGTCATTCCGCGGCTACCCTATGATGTGGAAGATGCGTGTATATTATGGTGTACGTATCGTATCAATACAGGTGGGAATATGGGCGTTTCTAGTGAGCGAATTGACGGTCTTGGTCAGAAAAATTATGCACTCCAACACATAGATGGAAAGGTGATCCCCGCCCCTCCATCTGTTTTAGCTTTAATCGATCCATATCGAAACATGGTGTATGGATAATGGCAAGAGTGAGAGACAATAATCGAATTCCAGATTTAGCTCGCCAATTGCAACAAATAAATCGAAACAAAATTCAGTTAGGTATTGATGCACCTAGCGGGGATAAACTTTTTACAGTAGCTTGGGTGCATGAATATGGTTTCGATATCAAAGTAACACCTAAGATGCGCGGTTGGTTTTTAGGGCAAGGAATGCCGCTAAAAAAGTCCACCACTCATATTCATATTCCTGAACGAGCCTATTTTCGTTCCGGTTTTGACGCCAATCAAGGTAGTATTAATAAAAAGGCGGAGGAGTTACTGGATCAATTGTTGCAAGGGAATGCTACTGCCTATGAAATTAACGAGGATATAGGGGAATTTGCATCGAAGAAAATAAGTGATAATGTGACAAACGTAGGTCTGGTGAAAACAGGAGATCTGAGAGACTCAGTTGGCTTCAAGGTGGTGCGTAAATAATGGATTTCCGTTCATTTTTGCGTCCCTATATGATTACCGTTTATCTAAATGAACGTGCAGATGGTAGCGATGGAGAGTATGTGGATGGTGTCTGGGTGCCAGGTACTGATACAAAAACGCCATTCCGTGCAGTTATCACAAATTTTACGGATGACATTTTACAGTTCGGAGAAGGTGGTACGTATTCCACTGATGATGAAAAGCTCTATACTTATAAAAAATTAGAACGTGGTCAATCCGTTACAGTTCGTAAGTTAGATTACACTGTGATGGAAGAACGAGATTACTCATTTTATGGCAAGGGTTTACGAATGTATGTGATTAGGAGGGATGGCATTGCGAGTAACTGATATTATTAGAAGTTTGGATAGCCATCTAACACGTCCAGTGATTTTAGCGGAGCAGTCAAGTCCAAAACCATCTTATCCATACATCGCTATTAAAGAAATCGTGTCGTTCATTCCGACTGGTGGGCGACCATCGAATTATGATGAAGATCTGGCTGAGGATATTAACAGAGTATCGACATCCCAGCCTACTATGTCCTTAAGTTTGACGGCTTATGGAAAAGATTTTGATAATACTTCGGGTCTAATCCAGCAGGCACACGATTGGTTTACCTTCACTGGGTACAGGCAGTTGAAGGAGGCTGGTTACGTAGTTGCAGAAATCCAATCTGTTATGAATCGTGACAGTTTGATTGTGGATGACTATGAACGCAAGCGAGGATTTGATGTGATTTTACGATTCGTCCACACGCAAAGTAGGGTTGTGGAAGAAATAAAAGTGGTAAAAGGAACGATTAATAATAACCCTTTCAAAAAGGAAGTGACTATCATTGACTAATATTAAAGACGTCGAAGTCATTATAACAAGGGAGACTGCAGCCTTAACACAACAAGGCTTTGGTCTTCCTTTTATTTTGGCGACTAATGGAGAAAAAGAATACAGCGAATACACAGGCATTGAGCAAGTGGCCAAAGATTATCCAGTAGATACGGCTGCCTATAAAATCGCGGCAAGGATTTTTGGCCAAACACCGCGTCCACCAATGATCGCTATGGCTGGCACAGCTTATGCGGAATCAAACCCTGAAACCTTAGTGACATTTTTAAATGAATTAATTGAAACTAAGAATGATTGGTATTACTTGGAGTGTGACCAGAACGGTGACAATGAAATTACTGCTCTTTCCAAATGGATTGATACGCAGAAGAAACTATACGGTGTCACCACACAAAATATAGACTTGCTTAAAGAGATTGAATCTGACCGTACATTCTTGTTTTATCACGACGATCCGGAATCTTATGTAGCAGAAGGATTAATTGCACGCTGTGCCCCCGAAGAACCAGGTAGTATCACATGGAAATTCAAAACGGTAAATGGTGTGAAAGCAGCTAATATCGGTATCAGTGATATTACACAACTGCACACAGACAATGGAAATACGTATCTTCGTAAATTTGGCATTCTTCAGACGAGTGAAGGTAAAGTAACAAGTGGTGAGTATATCGACGTTATGCAATCACAAGATTTCTTAGATGCACGTTTGACGGAAGAAGTTTCGCGAGTGTTTTTCACACAGAAAAAAGTTGCTTATGAGAATAGCGGGATCGCATTAATAGTATCTGCTGCTACTGCTGTTTTGAAAAGAGCAACTGAGCAAGGCATTGTTTTAAAAGATGATGCGGGGAATGGCTTGTGGGAAATTCAAGCACGCAGTCGTGAAAATAGTCTACCTAATGATGTGGCCAACCGTGTATATGATGGTTTAGTAATCCTTGTGCCGTTAGCAGGAGCGATTCATGGAACTACTTTACGCTTAACTATGACGTATGACGAAGGAGGGGCAGCGGCATGAGTGTAAATACGTACGATCCGTTAGACACCAATGTCGTAGTAAATAATACGATTCTGACAGGTTTTGCTGATGGAACATTTATAAACGTAGAACGTGACGAAGAGAGTTACACTGCACACGTAGGCGCGAAAGGTGAAGTAGCCCGCGCACGCAATGCAAACAAAATGGGGAAAATTACCGTGACGCTATCACAAGACAGCCCCTCAAATTCTATTTTGTCAAAAATGGCTAGGGGTAAAGATACATTTTCAGTATCAGTTGTAGATCAAAATTTCGGCTCTACATCCGGCGGGAATGATTGCTGGATTGAAAAGCCGCCTAACTTAGAGTTCGGGAAAGAAATTAGTGAGCGTGAATGGATTATTGTAGTGCCTGTACTAGAAATAGATGAGTGATTAAGGGAGAGATAATAAATGGAACAAAAAACAATTACGATTAATGAAAAAGAATTTACGTTGCAAAAGGTTTTCCCGGTTGAATGGCTAAAGATTCGTGACCGCTGTAAAAATAAATTTGGTGTACCTAGTGAGGAAAAAACGTATAAGGAAGTTCTCGCTCACATTGTTGTTTCACCAAAAATGAAAATAGAGGATTTTGATGATTGGGGTGAACTTGACGAATTAGTCAAGGAAGCAGTCAACTTTCAACAAGGTGGAGACGAAGAGTAAAGGTCACTATCGGAAAAGTGCAACAGAACATTGGTGGTTTTGGCGCCTTGTTATGGAGGAGAAGTTTTCTTATCCCGAATTGCAGAAAATGACAATGGATGAAATCATGGAAGCTAACGCGGCCCTTGATATTTATATCGAAAAGATTGAAGCAAAAAAATAAACAAAAGTAAGACACTCGTTGATCGGGTGTCTTTTTTTATATGTCTCAACGCGAATCGGGTGAAATTAGTTGAGTTTAAGACAATTAGCAATAGACATTATGTTTAACTCTGACGTCAATAAACTATTGGCAGTGAACACCGCTGTGGATGATATCCGTGATAGTGCTATTGATTCGGGAGGCAGCATTGCGGAAATGGGTAGCGTCACTGAATCTGCTACCAGCAGCATGTTTTCCAAATTAGACGGTATTGGCACCAAAATGAGCGGTATCGGTAAGAACATGACAAAATGGATAACTGCCCCGGCGGTTGGGGCTGCTACTGCTTTAGGTGGTATAGCTTTGGTCAAAGGGTTCGACAGGCTTGTGGGTATTGACACAGCCCGTGCCAAACTGAAAGGTCTTGGTCATGACGCAGAAGGTGTTGACGTGATCATGACATCTGCCTTAGATTCTGTAAAGGGCACATCGTTTGGCATGGGCGAAGCAGCAACCACCGCAGCTAATGCCGCGGCAGCAGGAGTTAAGCCAGGGAAAGAGTTGACCAAATATCTCACTTTAACCGGAGATGCGGCTGCAATTGCTGGAATGGGAATGGGCGAGATGGGTTCGATTTTAAATAAAGTCCAGACATCCAGTAAAGCTTATAACGGTGAGTTGCAACAACTATCCGACAGAGGGCTGCCCATCTATCAATGGCTGGCAGACGAGGCCGGAGTGACCGGAGACGCGGTGTTTAAAATGGCGTCCGATGGTAAAATATCTTCTAAAATGCTGATGAACGCGATTGAAAATAACATCGGCGGCGCGGCTAAAACGATGGGTGAAGAATCGTTTACCGCTGGGATGGCTAACATGTGGTCAGCAGTCGGTCGACTTGGAGCATCCTTCCTTGATGCAGGTGGTAAAGGCGGCGGTTTCTTTTCCAAATTAAAACCGTTGATTTCTGATATCACAGCACGTGTAGATGATATGGGAGGAATTGCAGAAAAAGCGGGAGAAAAATTTGGAGATTTCTTTTCAAGTGCAGTGGATAAAGTCAAGGCGGCTAAATCAGCGTTTGATGAGCTTTCACCGATTATGCAAGGAATCGTCAAATATGGCGCTTTAATCGGATCTGCTTTCATTATTGGTATTGGACCTGTCCTCATGGTGCTCGGTAGTATATTGACGAAGTTACCCCCTCTCTATAGTTTATTTACAAAGGTATCGGGTGCGGTGAAAACAGCAGGAGGAGTATTCGCCGTATTAACTAATCCTATAGTTCTAACAGTTGCTGCCATTGGTTTAATTATTGGTGCACTTGTACTGGCATACAACAAAATCGAATGGTTTAGGGATGGCGTTCATGCTGCTTGGGATTGGATCAAAGAAGCTACATCCGTTGCATTTGGATGGATTAGCGAGATTGTAATGAATGTTTTCGGAGTGGCAATGGAGTTTGCAATGAGCATAGTCGGCCGCTTTAAAGACTTCTGGGATACCAATAGTGCGTTCATTATGTTTATTGTCCAAGAACGATTCAATAGCATTTTGGGAACTATCCAGATGGTTATGGGTATTATACAAGGGATTTTCCAAATCGTATGGCCATTAATTACAGGTATAGTGACAATTGCGTGGGAATTGATCAAGACAGTGATTTCAACTGGTATTGACATTGTGCTTGGCCTTATCAGTGCCGGAATGGCGATACTACAAGGTGACTGGAGCGGAGCCTGGGAAATCATAAGGGGTATCGGTGAAAGTATCTGGCATAATATTGAAAGTTTCTTCGCAAATATCAATTTGTTTGATATTGGTGCTAATATTCTCCAAGGATTAATTAGCGGAATTGACAGCATGGCTGATGCTGTATGGAAAAAAGTTGGTGATATCGCTAGTGGTATTGCAAGTAAGTTTAAAGGTGCCCTGCAAATCTTTTCACCGTCACGTCTTTTCAAAGAGTATGGTGTCAATACCATGATGGGTTATCAAATTGGATTTGAAGATCAGGCTGAACATGCAAGCGATGCGGCAGAAAATGTTGGGTATGATATCGCTGGATCCTTCAACCCTGAAACCTCACCACCTTCGAATCAGTCATCGACTCAGGGTATCTCGTTTAATCCAACAATTGAAATTATTATTCAGGGTAATGCAGATGGTCAAGATGTTAAACATGAATTGGAACGCTATTTCCCTGAGATGATGGAACAGTTTTTTGCAATGTTAGCGGCTAAAAGAGGGGGTGAACCTGCATAATGTTGTCAAAATTAATTGGTCTAAGTGGTGAAGTCGAATTCAATGCAGTAATAGATGAATCAGTGAACGAACCAAGTGAAGTCACCGATCATCCTGTGGAAGAAGGATCTGACGTTGCTGATCATGTGCAGGTTAAACCAGAAACCATTCCTCTTAATGGCGTGATCACTGGGGAGCGGGCTAATGAAAAACTAGCCCGACTCCAACGGTTTCGGCAAGAACGAGAACTGCTTACTTTTATCGGTGTTGAAACATTCGAGCAAGTAGTCATAGCGAGTTTTTCAAGAAAACGATCGGCTAAAATTAGCGATGGCTTTGAATTCTCTTTGACGTTACGAAAGGTACGAATTGCAAAATTAAAAGAAGTGAAACTCGTTGTCCCTGCAAAGTCAGTCAGCAAAACGCAAACGAAGAAGACTACCAGTAAAGGCAAGCAACAGCCGAAAAAGAAAACACCAAAGCAGAAAGCGGACACTCAAAGTCGAAAGGGGCGTAAGAAATGAATTACATTGAAATCGATAAAGAAGCAATTCCTTATTCATTCGAGATGCAACTCGACAACGTTACCTGGGGGTTTGAGGTCCGTTACAATGCTGAACATGATTTCTTTACTGTCGATTTATTACGTCTTGATGACTTGATTGTTGCTGGCGAAAAGTTAGTATATGGTAAGCCTTTATTTGAAAATGTACAAACCAAGCCATTAACCCCAATCATTCCTTTCGATGAATCAGGAAACGTAAAGCGTGTTGGATGGGAAGAGTTAGAAGAAAGTGTTTTTCTGTATATGATGGACGGTGAACTCGATGAATGATTTGTGGATTCGGAAGGCATCATTCCATGTGGCTGGTAAGACAATCAACTACCCTGATTTACATTTTGATTTCAAAGTGGATTTCGATGATGATCCAGAACCAAGCACAGCGGAGGTCAAAATATACAACCTTTCCAAAGACACAATTTCTAAACTAAAAAAGGGTACGCCTTGTATTTTAAATGCTGGTTATCAATCCAATAGCGGTTCCATCTTTACAGGTGGAATCATTACTTCTAAAACCACATGGAGTGGTGTAGATAAGATAACAACCGTTACAATGGGCGATGGTGCGGCAGAGTGGATGAAAACGAAGGTGTCCAAGACATTTAAGCAAAATACTAGAGCTTCCCAAGTTATTCGGGGCGTCATCGGTTTGTTTGGTTTGGAAGTTGGCGAAATCCAACTCGAAAAGGATGTCATTTATAAAAAGGGTAAAGTTGTTCATGGCCCATTACAAAGAGAGTTGCGTCATATTGTGGTGAATGATTGTAAAAGTAAATTACTCATTACGAATAGCGTCATCTCCATTCGGCCTAAAAGTAAAGGCGTGATTACAGGATTCGTGTTAAATTCGGATACTGGTCTAGTTGGAACGCCTGAACAAATGGATAGTGAGGATGCTGACTACTCTGTTACGTGCTTGCTGAATCATCGCATTCGCGAAGACAGCTTGGTTCGTATCGAGAGCAGAACGGTGACTGGTAATTTTCGTGTCGTTAAAGGTAACCATGATGGTTCCTCATGGCATACGAAAATGGAGGTGAAGGCAGTATGAGTGAGGCGGTTAAATTCTTTGATGGTTTTACTGATGGCATGATGGATGGGCTACGTGTTGCAATGCATGCTGAAATTTTAAAGTTTGATAACGTTACGATGAAAGCTGATATCCAACCCTTACAAGGTGGCTTACCCCCAATATTAGACGTTCCTGTTTCTTTTCAAAAAGCAGGAGCGTTTTTTATTCGCATGCCGTTTAAAAAAGGAGATAAGGTGATTGTCGTTTTCAACGATTACCCTTTGGATGATGCAGGGGAACGCCGACACCATTTGGATGATGCCATGATTGTTTCAGGTCTGTCGGAAATGCCAATGCCAGCTGAACATGAAAATGATTTACTCATTGCTCATGAGAATATGAAGACGAAAATTGTCATTGATGAAGTTGGCAGTGTATCTATTTTGACCAAGCAACAGGATATTAGTTTGACAAGCGAACAGGGAAATATCAATCTTACTGCACCAAACGGCTTGGTGAATATTTCTGATAGACGCAACGGAAGTTAGGTGATAAATAATGAAGGCTTTAAAAATAGAGGACGGCGATATTGTTATTGATCAACTTGGGAACTTTGTAGTGATCGAAGAAGAAGAGGAAGAAGGACAATCTCTTGAAAGGGCGTTGACCACAAATAAGGAAGAGTGGTTCTTGAATATTCTTCACGGGCTAGCCTATTCGGTTATTTTCGCTAAGCCGTTCGATGAACAACGGTCAAGACTTGCCATTATTGAAACGATCCATCAAGACGAGCGGGTTGATCAAGTTGAAAAGGTTGAGTTTTTTCAAGAGCGTCCCAAAAGGAAAGCAGAAGTATTGGTCCGTGTCCGTATGAACAGTGGAAATGTGATCGAGGAGGTGTTCCCGATTGGATGACTACGGATTGACGAAGAAGGGTTTCAAGCGTAAGCAATACGCAGATTTGATTGAAGATATGGAAATGAAATCCCGTGAATTGTTTGGGGAGAATATCAATCTCTCTGAACGAACTTTTTTAGGATTGTTCATCCGTTTATGTGCGTGGTTTTTGGCTATCGTTTGGATGCTGGCAGAAAAGGTTTATAACAGTATGTCGCCAGATACAGCGGAGGGTATCAATTTAGATAAAACATCAAAGTTTATCGGTACGACCCGACAAAAAGCTGTAGCTGCCAGGTATGCAGTTAAGTTCGAAGCGGATCCTGGCATTCCTATTCAAGAAGGATTCACCGTACAAACGGAGGGTGACATTTTATATCGTACACTCACTTATGCGGTCGCTGATGACGATGGATGGGCTTACACGGAAATCGAAGCACTAGAAGCAGGAGTGTCTGGAAATGTTAGTTTAACAGCTATCCATCAGATTACGAATCCAGTAGCAGGCGTTTTCAGTATGGAAGTGTTGAAGCAAATTGTGGTTGGTCGTGACGCTGAAGACGATGAGTCTTTTCGGCAGCGTAACGGACTATCAGCTACCAGAGGTGGCGCTTCTAACGTCGATGCAGTACGCTCCAACTTATTAGATGCAGCTGGTGTAGTAGATGCTTTCGTTTTCGAGAATGATGAAATAATCGAAGTGGATGGATTACCACCAAAATGTATTGCTCCATTCGTTCATGGTGGAAAGGATGACGTAATTGCACGTACTATTTTTATTGCTAAGACAGGTGGTATCCAATCATATGGAACGACTGTAGTAGATGTTGTAGATAGCAATGGGAACACTCATCCAATTGGCTACACGCGACCTTCCACAGTTGATATTTATGTAGATGTGAAGCTGACTACAAATGATAGATTCCCACTTAATGGGTTCGATTTAGTCCGTGAAAGTATTGTGAAATATATTGGAGACGGTAACAAGCATCCAGGACTCGGTATTGGTAAAAGTGTAGGCTATACCAAATTGATCGCTGCCATCCACGAGACGAATGGTATTGATGACATCAATTTGAAATTAGGATTGTCAGCGGATGAGCAATTTATTGTGGGCAATGTATCGATTGATTTTGATAAGATCGCTTCCACTTCTGCCGATAAGGTTGTGGTCACATGAACCTAATTGAAGCAGCTTTAGATAAACTGACGGATAACTATCGAAAAGCAAGAGACAGCAACATCGGCAAAGTGTTTCAACTTGTTTTTTCTGAATTGGAAGCTGTAAAAAATGTCTTTCACAAAATTGAAGACTGGCAGGATATTGATAAGGCACAGGGTGTACCCCTTGATGACTTGGCCAAGCGTGTGAGAGAAGAACGTGGACAGAAGGAAGATGAGTTATTCCGTGACTATATCAAGATGCGAATCCGTCTAAATCGAAGTGCAGGTGAAATCGAAACGATAAATGAAGTTGGTCATGTCTTTTTAGGGGATGCCTATGTAGGCGTGGAAGAAGTGTGGTACAAGTCAGAACTAAACCATGAGCCTGCCGCGTTACTCATTTCCTTTCAACAGACCGACAAACCAGTCAATATGATTGCCATTGAACGTATCAAAGGCGGGGGCGTGAAAGTCTATTGGCAGTTTGTTCTATCACCTGTCGAAATCAAAATAGCAACGTACAGTGATGTTATCACATATCCTTACTGGCTTTGCGGCACTTTTGCATGCGGCGTAAAACCATATCGAGCGTTTGATGGAATTAGCTTGAATACTGACGTTGCGCTTGTGACAGACAGCATTGTAAATGGTGGCTATTACCCTGTGACTGGCAGATATTTAGCGGGCGGGAATTCATTTGTTGGGGAGGTGTAAATATTGAGTGCATTGTCAAAGACGATTATTACTCCATTAGGTTTCGAAGTCTTTCTGAACGCTATCGCTAAAGAAATTACAGGTTCAAGAGTTTTGGTCAATGGCGTTGCTACAGAATTCGAGTTATATAAAAAAACTGTAGAAGGCAATCGTCTACGTGTTTTCCTTCTATTGAATAAGATTACCGAAGGGGAAATTAAAGATTTTCGTTTGATTGATCGTCACGGACGAGAATTAGCGGAAAACATTGAGGTCGTGCAAAAGACTAGTTTGCGGGGCCTTTTAGTTCGTTTCGAAATGGCATTTGTTGAAACGCCGATGAAGGAGGGTGTTGGGAAATGAGGAAATTAGATTATTTACGAATTAACTTTGACGATCATATTGTTGAATTTCCTAATCGTTTCCGCTTTGTTCAGAACAATGATGGAACAGTTTCCTTGGAGCCTGATGAGGGAGAAATTTTTCAACCAGGCACACCTTTGAATGGGGAAACCTTTAATCCTATGGATATTATGATAGCAAAATTAGCAGAGCATTGGAATCTACATGAAAGTGATATTGTGCAAATCAAAATCCAACAGGCACTAGAGGGTGATACGAAAGGTAATAGCGGTATCTTTGCTGATACATTCAGCGGAGATCCAATTCGGATTAACCGTGAGACGACAGCTGCAGTCCTAACCGCCCCAAGATCAGCGGGAACTACCGTCCTTAATGTAGATAATACAGACGGTTTCAAGCCGTTTACTGAGGTGACGATCTATGACGCTACCAATCATGAGGACGTGCTGATTACTGATGTAACGGAGTCTACGGTCACCGTCCAGCCGTTGCAGCATGATTACGTCAAAGGCGCGGTCATTGCTCGGAGTAACGTGACGATTGCGGATGGTCGGATGGATAATGGTGCTTGGGGTACCTATTCAGTAATGGAGGTGGTGTGAGATGGCATGGGAATTAGTTGAAACTCAAACTAAAAGAGGGGATCAGCTTAGTGATTCTTATACTTACGGCTATCAATACACAGCAGCCCTGACTGCAAACTACGGGGGATATCCATCGGAACTTTATTATTATGTGACAATTAATTTTCTGAAGGCTAGTAGTAGTTATGTATCAGCGACAGTATTTGGTAAGTTGGTTCGACAATTTAATTTTAATTACTACCGCTATAAATTCGAATTGTCTGTTAATGGAAGCCGTTTATTAGATCAAATAGTAGAGGCAGGAAGAACAACAGGAGGAACCATAAAAGAAGTGCCGTTCGTTTTAGACCGCTACTTAAGTACGGATATCTATACGGTTAATTTATACCAAGAAGTGAAAAACACCGCCCCAACAACACCAGGAGCATTCACTCAACCGACTGGAACGTTAGAAATCGGAGATACGAAAGCCATATCGTGGGGATTGTCAACGGACGCGGATGGTAACCTGCATGGATATGAATTTGAAGTTTCTGTCGATGGGGGTTCTTGGGTTAATCGAGGTCTTGTGACAACGCCTAGTATTAGTTACACTATCCCGACGGCAAAGACTATAAAGTTCAGAGTGCGGGCTAGGGACAACGCGGGGCTATACTCAGCACATCGAGAAAGTCCTGTATACACAGTTTCGAAACCGACTTATTATTGGAGCAAGTATAATTCCGAGCTGAAACGTATTTATAAAGATGACGCCCCCTGGGAAAGTGCAGGAACTGTAGTACGTAGCCTCTATGGTTTATATCCTTCATATTCCTTTAATCCGGAAACTAATAAATACTCATTACAAGGAACCATGGTGACAGGGAGTAGTCGCATACCTTCCGGAACCACCCTCTATCAATTAACTTCCAATGTGTTGAATAGGTATACAACAACAGGTTCCGAAGTAGGGGGCAACGATCAAACAACCGCTTTACGATACAATAGAGAACCCGCTCTTAATACGTCATATACACTGTATGTTCGGGGGTCTTTATTACAGACTAACATTCAATCCGTAGAGGGAACTTTTCCGATAGATGACAGACATTCAGACGGTTATTGGTACATCCGGGGTTCCCGCGTCAACCAATCTATTGCGCCTCCTGGTCCGTTTACTCAACCCGCCGCTAATACAGTATTAGAACCTAAAGAAACTATAAATTTGTATTTCAGCGTCTCGCCGGCCGAGTCTATTAGCGTTTATGAAGTGCAGTACCGATATAACGGAGGTTCTTGGTCTCTTATCGGGATACCAGAAAAGTCTATTACTAAATTCTTTACAGTGACGGATGATAAGACCTTGACGTCAGTAGAATTTCGGGTAAGAGCTAAAAATACAAGTGGCGTCTATTCGGACTATGTGTATTCTGAAGCTTTTCAAATCCAGCATAATAAAGTGCCAACGATCACACTAGAAACCGAAAACAACAAAACGCTCTACGAAAAAGACACGTTTACCATTAAGGGGTCAGCGGTTGAACCAGACATTGGTGACGTCCTGATCGTCTACTACCGCTTAAACGGCGGCACTGCTAGAGGGATTGAAACTAAGCTATCTGACGGATCAGCCATCCCATTTAACGAGCAGCTACTATTCAAATCGGGCAAGCTTTACAAAGGCGATACAGAGATCACCGGCATGTTAACAGAAGGCACGGCTCATACGCTTGAAGTCTGGGCAGAGGATAACCAGGGCGGGAAATCGGAAGTTGAAAGACGTATATTCTATGTTGTTCCCAATCGTCCTCCATCCTTAACTATCGATCCGATCGAGTACCAATCCGATTTAATCAATGTTGACAAAGTAACGATTACTGGGGAGTCATATGATCCAGACGGTAATGACGTATTGGTTCGCTATCGTATTAACAATGGCATAAACGTCGAGATTCATAATGGATCAGCTGGACCATTTACATTTGATATTTCGTTGTCCAAGCTAAAAGACGATGAAAATAGCATCGTCGTTGAAGTAGCTGATACGTATGATTTCAAGGCATCTGAAACAATCGTGCTAATTAAAGACAAAAAACTTACACCGTTGACCGCATCTACAATGAGATACACTATCAAGCCACCAGCAGGGTCTGCTAAGAGTATTGCACTCTGGATATTACGTGATCCAAATAATTCGGTTAAGGCTGAGATCAGCATGACGAACGGAACGGAACCGGAAGATTTCAAGCCAATGGAATTAGATTCGAGCGGTCCAGCCGATAATTATATCAACGATCTATTCAAGTATGAGGCAGATAGTCCAGCCGAACACATTGCAATCAAATTATCATGGACAGGCGATAAACCAATCATTCAAGTATCGGGGGCGTTATTCTCATGAGTATACCTTTAGTGAGACGCACATTGCCGAATGGAGAAAAGGGGCCTTATGAGCCTCTTTTTCCATCTGACGCGGTAGAGAAATTAGATGAAACCCAATTAATCATGCTAGGAGCGATGGCAGGCATGCAGGAGCAGATTGAAGTGCTCACTGCTAAAGTTGCCAAATATGAAGGAGGTGAGGAATGATGGTCTTTGATTATATGATTCCTGTTTACGGTCTATTGGTGAAAGCTAGTGCAAGGAAGATTGGTAGTTTACCTGAACAGTATCAGGTTCCTGTTGCGGAGTATTTGGCTGCTGAGGTCGAGAAAGAAGGTAAATAGTATTGGGTAAATAGGAGGGTAATACTTCCTCTCTGTCGAAACATGGAGATAGAGAGGAGGTGCATATAATATGGAATTAACTTTAAAAAAAGAAGCAGTCTTGGACGAAATCAAAATTTGTCAAAACTTGATCGATGAGTATAAGGGTAAACTTGACAAGGCGAAAGAGAATTTTGGTTACATGACTGATCGGCTTGCGGTGTTACAAGCGCTTGATGAAAAGTTGAATGGTATGTCGAAAATGATAAATGCAGAAGATATTAATCAATTGACAACGCAGCGATTTGATCTCGCTCCAGAAATCAAGAAGTATCAAAGTAATATTTCTAACTTGCAAGTGCAATTAAATGCCTTAAATGAATTGTTAGATTAATTTGTGTAGAACGTTCCAAATGCGGAGCGTTCTTTTTTATATTCAAAAATTAAAAAAAGAAGGGTGAGATATATGCAAATGATTGATTGGTTGCAGCGGTTTTTAGAGACAGATAATACAAAATTAATTTATTTACTAGCACTGATCGGTACGGCAAATATTATTGATTTTTCAATGGGATGGATAAATGCAAAGTTTAATAAAAATGTAGATTTTTCATCAAGCAAGGCTATTTTCGGGATAGCACGTAAAATGCTGTTGCTAATTTTATGCGTGTACTTTATTCCAGTCGCGTTATTAGTACCGGAACCGATCGGGATAAGTGCATTATATGTGCTGTATATTGGCTATTTGTTAAGTGAGATTAATTCGATTTTGAATCATCTAAAACTAGCAGATGATGATAAATCTACTGATATGTTCGCTGATTTCATTTCAAATATTTTTAAAAAGGGGATGAAATAATATGGCTGAAACAGAATGTGCGGTTTGTACAAAAGAAATAGATGTGCTCGATAAATTCAACGGCGAGATGTTATGTGAGGATTGCTATGAAAATTACAGAAATGAAGAAAGTGAGGTGACGGATGATGAGTAAAGTTTGGCTTGATTTTGGACACGGTGGTAATGATCCGGGCGCTATCGGCAAACGTTCAAAGGAAAAAGATAACGTGCTAAAAGTTGGAATGCGTGTAAAGGCTCTACTCGAAGCTGCCGGTCATACCGTCAAGTTGTCGCGTTCAACAGATGTTTTCGTGTCTCTTGGCGAACGTGCGAGGATGGCTAATGCCTGGGACGCTGACTATTTTATCTCCCTGCATAATAACGCGGCGACAGCAACAGCTACAGGCTTCGAAACGTTTATTTATAATGGGTCAGTCAGTTCCGCAACAAGTAAATTACAAAGCTCTATCCATAATACAATCGCTGGTAGTATTGGGGTTGTGGATCGTGGTAGGAAACGTGCAAATTATTCTGTGTTACGCGAAACCAATATGCCCGCCGTGCTGATTGAGTATGCGTTTATCTCCAATACGAATGATGAAAACATCTTGATCAACGAAGTCGAAAAGTTGGCACAGCTGACAGCACAAGGAATTATAAATTATGCCGGTGGCAAGAAAGTAGCTGCAGTCGATAAGAAAGAGGAGGTAAACAAAGTGTGGGTAGAGTTTAGCAGTCCGACATTAAAGCGAGAATTCGAAACATTTTTAGGAAGCAAAGCGCAACAGGAAATAGCGGTGCAAGCGGGGGTAGATCAAGGTTACATGGAATCGTGGTTAACCAATAAAGGCGCCAAGCCTGGCGATAAAGCGATGCTTGGGTTAGGTGCTACAATTAAACAAAATAAATAAGAAGCATATGGCCATAAATCAAACGTTGATACAACAAGGTTTGCAAAGTGGCCAATGCAAAGTTAAAGCGACTCTATCCATTATCGGACGGAGTCGCTTTTTTTATTCTAAATTATCAATAGCGTATTGTGCTTCTTCAGCAGTAAATTTTTCTCCATGTTCTGAAATCAGTTGATCGTAAACAGCCGCATCTGACATACTCATTGTGTCAGCATAGGTCTTTGCTTTTTTCAACGCATTTTCTTTCCAATCATACTCAATATTATCAATAGCATATTGAGCTGCTTCAGGAGGAAAATTCTCTCCATATTCAGAAGTCAATTGATCGTAAATACCAGCCTTAGACATTTGCATAGTTTTCGCATATGTTTCAGCCTTCTTTAATGCAGATTTATGCTCTCTGGGGATGCTTTCTTCTTTTGCTTTAGCTTCTTCCTCTTCTTTAGCTTTCTGTCCAGCTGCAGCTTTCTTTTCCTCTTCTTTTTTAGCAATTTGAGTTTTTTCTTCTTCTGTTAAACCTGGTTCTTTTCCAATGTCTGGTTTTGCATCAGCTGAAGTCTCCACTTTTTTCGGTTCTTCCTCCGCCTCTTCTTCCATAGTTGATCCAATAGCACCTAAAATAAAAATAACTACAATAGTGATAAACCACCATCTTTTATAAAATGGCTTTTTAACTTTAACTTTCTTCTTGTCTCCCAA